CTTGTTACGGGGAAAGGTAAATATTGGATTTCAGAATGGATAATACTTCGTCCGTTTGGTGCTGGCTGGTCTAATCCAGCAGGAAACCCAATGGTTGAAGCGTGGGCTTACATCGGAAGAAGACCACAAGAATAACAGACGTAAAGGCGGCTTTAGATCTGTATTGGAAAGGAGACAAAATGGACGAAAAAGTCAAAGCGCTGGAGCAGCTCCGTGACAGGCTGAGGGCATCTCATCCGGCGTCTGGTCCGGTAAGTTACGGTGATTTTACCTATGGAAAGCCGAACGTGCTCACCTGGGGCGAGGGTGGGAAGTGCCAGATCGGAAAGTTCTGCAGTATCGGCGCCAATGTGATGATCTACCTTGGCGGGAACCATCACACTGACTGGTTCACCACTTATCCGTTTAACGCGATTCTGCCGGAGGTCTGGGGAGACATCGACAACGGCGTGGCGGCGACAAAAGGCGATGTGACCATTGGAAACGGCGTATGGATTGCGAACGATGTGACGATCCTGAGCGGGGTGCACATCGGAGATGGAGCGGTGATCGCTGCCGGGTCGGTCGTGACGAAGGATGTGGCGCCTTACACGATGGTTGCCGGCAATCCGGCCAGATGCGTGAAATACATGTGGCAGGCGGCGTTTGCCGGAAATATGAAGTGGTGGGACTGGTCACTCAGTAAGATAGCGCACGGCGCCAGGTTCCTGATGAGCGCAGACCACTGCACACTGTCTGTGTATAGCATCGGATGCGATAACATGGAGGAAAGAGACGATGAAAAATGACATGGTGCTGTATGAGTGTGATCCGGAAAAGAACACAGGGTGCATGAAAAGATCTTGCATGTTAGCTGGACCGCGTTGGCCGCTTGGATGTGCAACAACAACCGATCCGGAATGCGCAAGACTGGACAACGAAGGAAAGCCGATAGTATCGAAACTCTATGAAGAGTGGGTAAAAAAATGGAAGAGGGGGCAATGATAACGAGTGATGGATAAAAAGCCTTTCTTTTCAGTAATCATTCCGGCACACAACAGCCAGGAATACATCCGGAAGGGATTGGAGTCAATCAGGAATCAGACCTTCAAGAATTTTGAACTGATTATTGTATGCGACGCCTGCAAAGATGACACCGCACTGGTGGCGAAGGCATACACGGACAAGGTGATCATCACAGACTTCGGTTGTGACGGGCCTGCACGGAGCGCCGGACTGGATGCGGCTGAAGGCGAATGGATCCTGTTCATGGATGACGATGATTGGTGGATTCATCAGTATGCTTTCCATTATATACATGAAGTGGCGAGCAAAACTGATGCGGATATCCTGCCCTTCGCGTTTATCTGGCCAGATGATAAACAGGGGCGGTTCTACTGGGATCATAAGAACGGCATGAACATCGCACCGTGGTCGAAGGCGTACAGGCGGACATTTATCGGAGACACACGGTTTCCGGACTTGAAGTTCACGAGCGATGTACCGTTCATCCAGGAACTGCTGAACAAGAATCCGAAGATCTACGTTATCGATAAACTGATGTACTACTACAACTACCTCAGGAAGGGAAGCCAGACAGAAGAGCACGAAAGAGGGGAGGCATGACGGATGGTCAATCTCAGCCGGATGCGTTTGCTGATCGGCTATGAGAGAAGGTTACAATTACGGTATCAGAAGAAGCTGGCCAGTGCTACGAAGATCACCACGCAGCTGACGGGCATGCCGCGTGGATCCGGTAACCACAGCCAGGTGGAGACAGGCGCGATAGAGTTGTCCGAGGTAGAGGATGCTTACCGGGAAGTGATCACCGAACTGCAGGCAATGCGGACTGAGTTGGAGGGGATGCTGCAGAGCCTGGACAATCCGGATGATATAGGCATCATGAGACTGCGGTATATCACAGGACGCAACCCGGAAGAAATCTATGAAGAGGTAAACCTGTCCAGGCGGGCCATGTTCTACCATCTGTCAGGCGCGGAAAGGAAACTGATGCAGATGTATCCTGATAAGGTGATTCGCTAAATGTTTGCATTGAATTGCACTATACACACATGATATAGTGTAGACGGACAAACAGGAACTTCATGGACAACTTCCTCAGACGGCGGCCAGCATTAAGCTGGTCGCTTTTCATTGTTCACAATTCTGGTGGGGGTCGTGCGGAGTTTCTCCTTTCTCCGCACTGACGGGCGGTTCATCATAGATTGCTGAGGTGGGAGCAGGTGGACCACGGCGAAAAGGAAACAAGATTTGCTCGACAGTTCTACATGTCGCGCGCCTGGGTGAAATGTAGGAAGGCATACGCTGCGAGCAAAGGCGGACTGTGTGAACGGTGCTGGGCGAAAGGTTTGATAGTTCCAGGCGAAGAGGTACACCACAAGATCAGGCTGACACCAGAGAACATCAACGATCCGAGCATAGCACTGAACCATGACAACCTTGAGCTGCTCTGCAAGAACTGCCACTTAGAGGAACACAGCAAAGTGCGGTGGCGGGCGGACGAGCTCGGGCACGTCGAGCTGTAATATCCCCCTATCAATATTTTGATTTGGAGGAGGCGCCAGCTCCGGCGGTGGGACGGTTGAGACTGATCATGAGTTTGCAAGAATTTTTTAGGGTTTCCGGGGGAGGTGAGGACATGGCGAAAAAGGGCGCGACTTACGAAGAATTGCTGAAAATGGCGAAGAATTACGGCGTGGACAAGAACGCCCTGTTCCTTGCCGCGGCGAAACAGTACGACCTGCAGCAGCGCGTGATCGAGATGCTGAAGGCCGGGATTGAGGAAGGCGACCTGACGACACAGAAAACGTACATCTCCGGACAGGCGAACGACTACGCGGCGCCGCTGGTGAAGGAACTGCCGAAGCACAGCGACGCGGCGAACCGGACTGCCGGCATTATCCTGGACATTGTGACGAAGCTGGGCAAGCCGCCGGAGGAGAAGAAGGGAACCGGACTGGAGCTGGATCTGGATGACATCTAAGAATTACATCCTGACATATTACCAGCAGATCAAGGACGGATCCGTCACAGTGGGCCGGTGGATTGAAATGTGGTACGAGTACATCGTCCACGGCCTGGAGGAAAAACGGTTCTTCTTCGACCAGAAGAAGGCCGCCAGGGCTATCGCGTTCATCCAGCAGTACTGCCGGCACCATGAAGGACCGCTGGCACCGCAGCTGATCACCCTGGAGGTCTGGCAGAAAGCCATGCTGTCGGTGGTGTTCGGCGTGGTCAACCGGGAAGGCCTCAGGCAGTTCCGGGAAATCCTGCTCGTGGTCGGGCGGAAGAACGGGAAAACGCTGCTGGACGCGGCCGTTGCCTGCAACATCATGTTCAACGACGATGAATACGGCGGGCGCGCTTATTTCATCGCCCCGAAGCTTGACCAGTCGAGGCTGGCCTTTGAGGCTTACTTCCAGATGGTCAGCAAGGAGCCCCGGCTGGCGGCCAAGTCCAAGAAGCGGCGGACGGATGTGTACATCGCTGAAAGCAATTCCTCCGCCATGCCGATGGCCTTCAGCGAAAGGAAGACAGACGGCCTGAATCCTTCCTACGTTTCCCTGGATGAGCTCGCTTCCTGGAGGGGCGACGCAGGGTTAAAACAGTACGAGGTTTTCAAGAGCGCGCTTGGCGCCCGGAAGCAGCCCATGATGTTCGGCATCACCACGGCCGGATATGAGCGGGACGGCATCTACGACGAACTGATTAAACGATCCACAGCGGTACTGAACGGAACGAGCAAGGAAACACAGCTCGCTCCGTTTTTGTATATCATCGACGATCCGGAAAAATGGAACGACATCGACGAGCTGAAAAAATCCAACCCGAACCTCGGCGTGTCGATCAGCGTGGACTACCTGCTGGAGGAAATCCGGATTGCTGAAGGATCCCTGTCCAAGAAGACAGAGTTCCTGACAAAGTACGCGAACATCCCGCAGGCCAGCAGCCAGGCGTGGCTGACGGCCCAGGACGTGAAGAAGTGCTTTGGCAACAACCTGACTTATGAAGATTTCCGCCACAATTATGCACTCGCGGGCATCGATCTCAGCCTTGCAGTTGATCTAACGGCCAGTGTGGTCGTGATCGAGAAGGATGGGGTCAGCTGGTTCTTCACGCAGTTCTTCATGCCGGAGAACAAGGTGGCGGAGGCAACGGC